AGAAGAAAGGGAGAGAAATAAGAGAGAGAGTAAAATAACAAAAGCAGTAGTAAATGGTATTGCTTATAAAGTTGAAGATGGTGATTTATATTATCTCGATACTGTTAATAACAAATATGAAATGGTAACTTACTTTGAGGATTTTTCTGAATTTGAATTACATTTTCTGAAAAGAACATTACCAAAGTTTAATTTGTATCATGGGGAGTATCTATAATGAGTAAAGTAAAACAAATGGCATTTGACCAAGAAGAAAAATATATTCAAAAAACAATTGAAGAGGGTGGAGAATCTCGACAAGAAATTTTACATAATATTTATAAGAGAGATATTATATTTCACTCGCAAGATGTAATTGAAGATCTTATCTACGATTACTTGGAAGATAATAAACCATAGATCTATCTTGCTTTCTTGCCTAATCTAATGTAAAAAGATTAGGCATGAGAGAATCACAATTGTGGAGGCATCTTGCCTCGATTCAAAAGACCAAAAGAGATTGGCATTTTTTCAGAATAGAATCTAGTACAATCAACGGAATACCTGATGTTAACGGCTGCATGAATGGTGTTGAAATTTGGTTAGAATTAAAATCAGCAGAGGGCAAGAACTATGGTCTGTCAAAATATCAGATCAATTGGCACATCGAGAGACTATCCTGTGGTGGTAATGTATTTATCTTGCTTTTCACCCCTAAGCTGAAAAGCCTGAAAATTCTCAGGCTTGTTCATCAGGCGTTCATCTTGCGTCAGGAAATAAAGTTCGAGCTTCTTGGATCATGTAAATTTAGCGAAAAAAACTTGGAGCAATTGCTAACGGATGTGATAATATGGCAAAATTTAACATAATGCATATTATACGACAATGGGTACATGCTCCTTGGTTTAGAAGGCTCATATATTTTTTGGTTTTTGATAATTTTTTTTTTAATTTTTTTTCAGGTCAGAAAAAAAATGTTACTGTCGGTTGACAGTATAGGTTAAGTTGAATACTAACATATAGAAAGAAAAAGTCTAGCATGAAAAAAGATTTTTTAACAACAGATAAATTAAGGCTCGAAGTAGAGAAGTTATGGATACAACACATCAAGCTTTGTCAGGATAATTTTTTATATTTTGTACAAGAGATGTGGCAGGATTTTATATGTCGTAAAGAAAAAGATCCGAGTCGCTGGGGACATCATCAAATTATAGCCAGAGAGTTTACTAATATTGCTCATGAAAAAAAAGGAAGGCTCATAATAAACATGCCTCCAAGACATACTAAATCTGAATTTGCATCAATATATTTTCCTGCATGGATGATAGGCAAGAATCCTAAATTAAAAATTATGCAAGTATCACATAATACAGAACTTGCAGTAAGGTTCGGTTCTAAGGTTCGAAACATTATTGATTCACCACAATACAAACAAATTTTTGGTGATGTTAAACTTCGTGAGGACTCCAAAGCAAAAGGTAGATGGGAAACAAATCATGGTGGAGAGTATTACGCAGCAGGTGTTGGTGCGTCCATCACGGGTCGTGGTGCTGACTTATTGATTATTGATGATCCACACACGGAACAAGATTCAATGTCAGACATGGCAATGGAGAGAGCTTTTGATTGGTACACTTCAGGACCTCGACAAAGATTACAACCTGGTGGTTCAATTTTGTTAGTCATGACAAGATGGGCGGAAGATGATTTAACAGGAAGGCTCATAAAAAATCAGTCTGAGGTAAAAGCCGATCAATGGAGACAAATATCTTTTCCTGCAATTTTACCGAGTGGGAATCCTGTTTGGAATGAATATTGGTCTTTAGAAGAGCTAGAAAAAATAAAAGCATCATTACCTATTCGTAATTGGTCAGCTCAGTATATGCAAAACCCTACATCTGAAGAAGGTGCGATTTTAAAACGAGAATGGTGGCAACCATGGAAGGGTGCGACTGTTCCAAATTTAATTCATGTTATACAGAGTTATGATACAGCGTTTAGTAAAAAAGAAACAGCCGACTATTCGGCTATTACAACGTGGGGAATATTTCATCCTGATGAAGCTACGCCAGCATTAATTTTATTAGATGCCATTCGAGGCAAGTATGACTTTCCTGAATTAAAAGCTGTGGCAATGGATGCGTATAAGTATTGGGAACCAGAAACTGTTATCATAGAACAAAAAGCAAGTGGTGAACCCTTGACTCAGGAATTTAGACGGATGGGTATTCCTGTTGTGCCTTTTGTTCCGAGTAAAGGTAATGACAAACATACCAGAGTAAATTCAGTGGCTCCGATATTTGAAAGTGGTCAGGTGTGGTTTCCTTATGGTGAAATGTTTGCTGATGAAGTTATGGATGAGTGTGCTGCTTTTCCTAATGGAGCAAATGATGATTATGTTGATTCAACTACCCAAGCTGTGTTAAGGTATAGGCAAGGTAATTTTATTGAGTTATACTCAGATTACAAAGAACTCGAAGATTTACCAGAGAAGGAATACAGGTATTATTAATGATGAAAGCAGCAAATCCATTTTCTAAATTTCTCATGGATAAATATAAATCCAATGAAGAAGAAAGAGAAAAAAAGAAAAGACAAAGCCAGGTTCTTAAATATAAAACACAAAGACAAAAGAGAGATGAGGAAGACAGGCGTGTTGCGGATTCTTCGGCTACTCCTTCAGTGACCACGGAACAAGGCTCTAGTAAAGGTGAAAAATTATTAAAAATTTATGAGACCATGGGTGGTGATCCTTTTGCTTTTTTCAAAGACCCTCCAGCTCCTGTTTTTCAAAGCCGTGATTTAATTGGTGAGATTAAAGAAAAAAATGAATCACTAAGAAGAAGTGGTGCTGCACAAAAAATGTTTCCTATGTATTATGAAAAAATTGGAGCTAAGCAAGGCAAGTTTGTAAAGGCTAAATGTAAACTAGGAAAAAATAAAAAAACAAGGATATATTAATGGCTGTAGAAAAAAACACTGAACCTGAAGAAAATACAGAAGATACAAACGAAGAAAAAAAAGAAGATCTTGAAGTCGAAGTTATTGAGACGGATGAAGAAGTAAAACCTGAAGAAGTTGTTGACGCTCAACAACAATTACTTGAATCTTTCTATAAAAATGTAGCCACTGATCTTGATGAACAAGTTCTGTCTCGAATTGCTAACGAGCTTGTGACTGATTATAAAAAAGATAAAGAGTCAAGAGGGGATTGGGAAAAAGGTTATACTTCAGGATTAGATTTATTAGGATTTAAATACAATGATGAAGGACAACCTTTTAAAGGTGCAAGTGGTGTAACACATCCATTGTTATCAGAAGCCGTTACACAATTTCAAGCACAAGCTTATAAAGAATTATTACCAAGCGATGGTCCTGTAAGAACTCAAGTTGTTGGTGAAATAAATTTTCAAAGAGAAGAGCAAGCACAAAGAGTAAAAGAGTTTATGAATTATATGCTCATGGATCAGATGGAAGAGTACACACCTGACTTTGATCAATTATTATTTTATTTACCTTTGACAGGCTCAGCTTTTAAAAAAGTTTATTTCGATGACATTATGCAAAGACCTGTAAGTAAATTTGTGCATGCTGAAGACTTAGTTGTTCCTTATTATGCCACTGATTTAAAAGATTGTGAACGTATTACTCATGTGATTAAAATGAGTGAGAATGAATTATTAAAAAAACAACGAAATGGTTTTTATAGAGATGTAGAAATTTCTCCGTCTCAAATGGATGATGATCAGATCGAATCAAAATATCAAGAAATAGAAGGTGTCAGTCCCTCAGCAGACAAAGATTATCAGTTTAATATTTTAGAAATGCATGTTGATTTAGATTTAGAAGAGTATGCAATTGAAGATGCACCCAAAAACGTTAAAGTTCCTTACATTGTTACGATTGATGAAGGCTCTTCACAGATTTTAAGTATCTATAGAAACTATCAACCTTTTGATGAAACTTATAAACGCAAAGAATATTTTGTACATTTCAAATTTTTACCAGGTTTAGGGTTTTATGGCTTTGGTTTAATTCACATGATTGGCGGTTTAAGTAAAACTGCTACTGCAGCGTTGAGACAATTGCTTGATGCAGGAACTTTAAGTAACTTACCTGCTGGATTTAAGTCTCGTGGTATTAGAATCAGGGATGAAGACCATT